AAAGCGTTATTGGGGTGTCTGGGGTTCCGTCGGGTGCTCTTCCGATCTTTTTTTTTTTTTTTTTTTTTGTGTGTTGCCAGTTGTGCTAGGCAGCTGTAGGATGGGCCCACTCTTAAACCCTAAAGGGAGGTCGGGCCCACTGGATCCCTGACACATCATCTCATTCAGGCCTCCTGGTGTCGGCAAGCCACTCCGAGGACATACGAATTCTCTTGTCGGCGTATTCTCGCCGGGCCCGTAGCTTCTTATCATCACGCTCTGTCCTACGTCTGATCATTCCCAGGGGGGGAAACTGCTCCTTGAGGACCAGGAGAATCTCAGGATCCCCAATTTTATGCAATATCCGCTCATCATCAAGGTCACCACCATCGGTGGAACTGGAAGAGATATCATCAAATTGCTTACGAAGGCGACTCTCAACCTCACTAGTCAAAGCGACACCAAGGGCCGATACAATATGGTTGTCCATACGGCGCAGGTGTTCGTACGCACGGGTATTTGTACCGTAGGTGTCGCAGGCGAGCGCTCTTAGTCGTATAACGTGACGCGCTGCGCTCTCCGGGGCGTTAGTGACGCAAATGGATTTCATGAAGTAATCGATGGTGGGGCGCCATGGAACAATGGCGTCCCTGTCACGAACAAAGTAACGCTTAAGGAACTTAACACCCTTCTTGGTAATTTCCGCACCAGTGGGATTTCCCTCCTCAATCTTAGTTATGAAACCAACGTCCCTGTCAGTGAAATGGGGGGGGTCATCCCAACACACGTAGGTGTCGGAAAGTTTCAATTCCATAAAGAAATAATCCCTGAGGTAGGCAGCGAGGAGAACAGGCTGGTCCCCCCCCGCACAGATTATTTTCATAATCTCTTCCGAATACGATAGGACGCCATCATCGCCGTAGTCCTTGAACAGAAACTGGTCACTTTCAAAACGGCCAATGACTTCGGTGGGTACGCCATTCTCGATCATCCAATCTCTAAGGTACATATCAAAACACTCGAAAAGGAGCTCGAGATAATAAGAATCCCCCTGAGATGTCATATATTCACCAGAAAACATAAGGCCATGTATTGCTCGCCACGAGTTGCCAAACCACTTCACCACTTTTGTCACAGACCGGTCCAGACACCATTGAAGGATGGCACGAGTGGCAGGCCACCACTGACTGCCTCTGTTATATACTAGGGCGGGAAGGAACAAAATGAGGAGAAGAAGTGTTGCCAAGACACTTTGATCAAACTTTGAAATGTCCG